AAGTACGGATTGGGCCTCCCACCGGGGAAGTCTCTCCTGTCACCACTGACTGTAGGAGCCTTATCATTTCCATACCGGAAGTCTAGATAAAAAATCATGCCGGTAGGTTGCGGAATAGGCTGAGTGCTAACCAGCTCATTGGCGATTAGGCTAGGGAAAATCCTCCGAATAAGCGGGAAAGCATAGGTTGTGAACGTACCAACGTTCTGAGTTCTGGTTTCCTCATCAAGCCATCTCTTGGTGTTGTCAAGGATGGTCTCAACAACTGCGCGGTTATACCTGTCTTCCTCTAGCGCAGTTCCTCTGATTAGGTGTTCCCATCGAGCCTGCCGAGCTGTATTCTCTTGCAGAAACGACGGAATAAGTAGGTCACTCATTTATCTTTCCTCCTTTGTACAATTACTTCAACCCTGCCAGTTTTCTCTGACGCTGTAGTTCTTCATCGAGGACGGTGGTGTCTTTAGCATCAGGAGCAGTGGTTTGGCCCTGCCCTGCGGGGGTTCCAAGTTTAGAAACTATGGATTCGATGAATGCTTTTTCCGCTTCAAACTTAGCATCAATCTCCTCAATGGACTTGCACTCTGCAAGCCGGGGACGAAGCAATACCGCGTGTTCATAATTTGCAATCTTGCTCTCCAGATGCTGGGCTACATTTTCCTTATTCACGTAAGCCTCAAGTGCAGCCTTAGCTTCCGCAGCAGCAGTTTCTGCAGCGGTCTTTGCCGACTCCGCTGTGTTCTTCGCAGCAGTAGCCTCCGTCACGGCCTTTTCAGCATCTGCAAGCTTAGTTTCCAGCGTGGTAACCTTTGCCTTGGTTTCTTCATCCATTGAGATATCCACCATGAATGGTTTAACGGCACCAATAACCGCCTCTTTTAGCGTATTGAGAGCAAGTGCCGCCTCACTCTCCATGATTTCCTTTGTGGTTGTTTCTTTTGCTTCTGCAATCTTGGTTTCAAGCTCCGTGTCATACTTGGTTTTTAGTTCTGTTTCAATGGTGCCACGAAGGTTAGTTTCAACTGCTTCATGATATGCCTTTTCAATACCTTCCTTTGCAGAAGCAACTGCGGCCTCTTCAACCTGCTTTACAAGGTCAGGATAAGCAGTCCGAAGCTGTTCTACGGTAGTGATTTCCATCTTACTCAATCCCTCCTTAATATTTTGCGAAGTGTCAGTAATCTTCATATAGGTCTCTTTATTTAAAGAGAATCCTACCAGTGTATTCCCTTCCATAATGGGAGTAAATCCTACTTTACCTTCCCATGCGGGAGTAGTTGCCGCTGGATTAGACTCCTCTAGCACTGCGTCAATTCCTTCAAGTTCAAAGTCATTCTGAACGATGCCGATACCCGAATCCCCAGCGTACTCAACAGTGCCATAGCCTCTGGTAGAAGTGCCTATTCCAACGCCAGCGACTAGCAAGTCCTTCAGCGTTCTTCCCCATTCCGTATCCATTACAACACCCTTGTATTTAACAAGGTCGTCTTCCATCCAGAGGTCGGTGAATCTAATTGCGGCCCGAGCAAGCGTTCCGCCCCACCAGTCATGGTCTACTTCCCCAAGAAATTTACCCGCACTAACTGATTCCTGTGCGTTTTCAACGGCGTTCTTGAACACATCTACAGGGTAAAGCCGGTTGTTATGGTTTACGATTCCCGCTTGAGCTGCTACGCCCTCGATGTATAAAAGCACACCGGCAGGCTTTGACTTACCCTCTTCGAGCTTTTCTTCCGCAATTCTTATGGGATGCGTATGGACTTCATGCAGGAGTATCCTAGTTTTGTCCACATATTTTCCTCCTTTCCTCTGTAGTGAGTAGCTGACATGTATATTCTGCCATAGGACTGTATATTTTGTCCAGCAAAATTATTCTATAACAACCTATTTAATCTTAATCAATATTTCCGACAAGCTCCTCTTTTCCAAGTTCCCAATTTATGAGGTCTTGTAATGCCTCAATATCTTTTTTGAGTTGTTCACGTAATTTTACGAGGTCGCGGTCGGAGATTACTTGTTCTGTTTCTGCATTCCCGATGGCAGCTATGCGCTCTGCATCTGTAGGTTCATCCGTAGCAGCTCCGGGAGCTGTTATGTAAAAGTCATCTCCATCTTTTGGCTTTGTTTTAGGCTCTTGCGTTTTCAATAACTTCTTAATATCTTCATCTGGTACCTGTAGCAAATACCGCAAAATCCATTCATCCGACGCGCCGAATAGTTCCCGGTAACGAGAAGCGACTTCCATTTTTATTTGTGTTGCTTGCCATATCCTGAGTTCATCTACGGTGCTTGCCGTAGGCAACATTATGGTGTAGTCAATTTCTGTAGGGTCATAGTTATTCAGTTCTAAGACAAAATCAAATAGTTGCCTCAATCCAAGTTGGACTGCATACTGAATTCGACGGATGGTCCGGGCGAATCGAATATCCTGCTCTGTTAGGGTAGCCCGACTTCCCACTTCTCTCTCAAATCCAAGGTAAGATTTGGGAACCTTCAGAGCAGACATCAGTTTATTTTGAAAATACTCCAAGTCCCGCAAGTTAGCCACGTTAGTGTCTCCCTGCAAGACTTTCACATCTGCCTTGCTATCTGCGCGTACACCATAAAAAATATCCTCCTCAATGGACAGGGGGTTAAACTCTAAATCCATTTTTCCAGTCCGAGGATTTATGGTTCGACGTTTGCGCATGGTTTTTCTAACTTGCTGAATATGCTCGTACGCCTCAGAAGGCGTAAGCCCTTCAACGTCTACTGCGTAGGCAATTCGTAGGTTGGCTCTTGTTAACCGTGCAATAACGATAGCATCTTCCATCATGCATAGTTGCTTATAGATTTTGAGCGCAGACTTAAGTGTTGAATCTCCATAAATATTTTGTCTACTTTTAATCAATCTGAAGTGAATTATTTGCCATTTTGCGAAGTCTACAACCTTTTGGTCTGTCTGCGGTTCAAGCTGAGAAAATGCCCCTTCATCCGGAAGCCGCCCATAGGGGTCTTCGTTTCTAATCATGTCGGAGCCGGGAAGATTCTTTAGTCTAACCGGAGTTAATTCCATATTTAATACGAGTTCTTCAAAACATTCACCATATTTTGCAAGCTCCCGTGTTATTGACCACAATTGGGCATCGAGCTTTAATTGATTCTTTGTTCTCATTAACAGTTCCGTGACTTTGGGCTTATCACACCGTATTTTAACGATGTCCTCAATGCCCGGGTCTCCGCTGGTAGCGTTATCCGCATATGCATCAAGCGCAGCAGAAACTTCCGGACTGGATTCATCCATACCGTCATATTCTTGGTATACTTTCCTACGAGCCTGCGCCATTTGCATTTGCTTGTAATACCAGGCATATGCCGTCGAATCATCTAATGTCCCGCTGGACGCTGGAGACACAGGTAAAATACCGTGTTCATCCGTCGAATCCTGAGAGACAGTTTTATCACGTGAAAATATCTTTGAAATCCTAGTAAGAATGCTTGCCACATACTCACCCCCGTTCGTGTAGTCATTACTAGTTAATTATACTCCAATAATGGAATATTTTACAACCTGTGCATCCATTCCACGCAAGAGTATTTGTTCCATGCTTGTTGTAACCCCATTAGTCTGCGTTAAGATGGTTATAGTCCGCTGCTGCGGCCTAGTGTTTAGCCGTCCTGTTTTCTCTGCATAATCCATATCCCGGCACAAACAACCCAATTCTCCTATTGTCCATCTACAATCCTTGAAAATTACACCTGCTTTATGGGTATGCCCGATAAGTAAGACGGAGTAATTGTGCCCCCTGCTGAGAAACCAATTATGCGTGTTTATAGCTGTGCGTAAGTCTACGGAGGAGAAGTTTTTAGGATGGGCTACAATGAGGTCTCCTACTTGCGTCCACCATTCAGGAATGACTGTTATATTCCTAATTGGGGGGTATCTCTTCACTTCTCCGGTAATGTCATTGGGTATTTCAAATCCTGTCTCATATCTTCTGAGTAGACTCCTGTCAAACAGAAATTGAATCTCTGGGTCTAATTTATCTGCCAGAATATTCTGCAATCTCTCATCGTGATTCCCTGTTATGAGCGTTACGGGACACCAGGAGGCCATAGTTTTTAAGTACTGATACCCCGTCTCTAACTCCTGCCGGATTAAGAGTGCTTTATGCTTTGGAAATTTAGAGAGACAGTATTGGTCAAACCAGTCTCCCGCAACGATTAATTCATCCACCTTCCCCCTAAGATGCGGCTCTATAGTTTCAATAAAGAGTGGAATTTCTTGCGGGATGTGCACGTCTGAGATGATTCCTCTGCGGATTTCTGCATTAGGCTTTTTGCGTATTCTCCGTTTAATCTTATCTCTAACTTGATTTATAGTGAACAGTTCCCCGTAGTGAGCACTTAAACGTTCTGCTGTTTCTTTCCATGAATGAGTTGCCTTAAGTTCAAGAGCTTTTTTAGCTGCGCCGGGATGCCTGTCCCATATTGACACGATGCCACCACCTAACCATATAGTTTATCTTTTTTGCACTTCTTTACTGTGCATCTTAGTTTTCCAGTTTTACTTTTAACCGCGTACACACATTTTTCACACTTCTGTTCCTTTTTCATAAGTCTCTACCTCCCCATAAAAGGTCTTCCACTGTTAATGTTGGCGTAAAGCCAAACAGGCTCAGTTGTGTATCTACTGCAGACTGAATATTCTTATCATCTACTGGAGACACGAGTTCTCCCAGCATTGGCGCAATAATTGCTGGAGGCTTTTGAGTAGTACAATGATAACAAACACCAGCTAGAGCATCTGCGCAGTCCTTACTCCCCCGGGGAGGGTGGTCGATTCTACCGTTCTTTTCATTCTTCTCTAGCTGCAGCAATTCCTCAATTACCGGCGGGTAATCATAAAGTACCAATCTATCTTCATAAAGGGCTTCTTTGACGGCGTTATAACATTCCGGCTTTGAGTCGAT